ATCGTGTAAAATGAATTTCTAGCCATGCGGTGGGTATAGTTCAGTGGCAGAACGCCAGACTGTGGCTCTGTAAACTTCCAATACAATCAAGCACTTAACAGGCTAAACGGAATCACCAGCATACGCCTGAATACATATAGATACACGGATTTTAAAAATTCGTGCGGGAGTTTACGGGAGTTAAAGAAGGTGACAAAAAATGAAATTCTGGTGTTCCAGAAAAGTATAGACCAGACCCAAGCTGACGCAGACCCATGGTATAAAAAGAGACTTGATTACAAACCAACACAGCATATTTATGTTATCGGCAGCAAGGAATTTGGCTGGATTAAAATTGGTGTTTCCGAAAACCCGTTTAAAAGAATTAAAGAAATTCAAATCGGGTGCCCTGTGGCAGTCAATGTCCTTTACTGGTCACCGGGGTATAAATTCAGCCGCTTAAATGAATCTCGTTTGCATAACGTATTGTCTGACCTACGTGGTAGGGGAGAGTGGTTTAAATTTGATGAAATCCGACTTCGTGCTGCTTTCGAGGAATTTGGACTCGAACTTCATGAAGTAACTGAGTAAAAATATGTGGGAACTCATCATTAAATGTCTGATCGTTGGAGCAATTTTTGGCTTGGTTGCAGCGGTTCTAGGTTTGCCGATGTGGGTGGGAATCTTCGGGGCTATCGTACTGGTGAATGTGGCGGAAACCATCACCACAAAATCTAATCCTCTGGCTTAATTTTCCAGCGTCTTTCGCGTGGCTTCGCGTCTGTGCTTCCCTTTGGGCGTCCGCCCTTTTTACCATTCGCTTTGCTGGTGCGCTTTTTGCGCGTGCTCGTTCTGGAGCCGAGTATACGTGCTCCTTCAATTATTTTGATCAAATCGTTAATCTGTTTTGATTCATCTGGTAAATTGTCTGTTTCTTCAAAATCAAGTTTCATTTTTCTTCCGGTTTAACTTTCCATCTGCGTTCGCGGGGTTTGGAATCTCCTGACCCTTTGGGTCTCCCACCCTGTTTACCGTTCTCTGCTGATTGAGGCTTAGCAACACCCTTTCCAGCCAGTCCCCCAAGTCTTCCCAGAGCGACTGCATTCGGGTTTTTCTTTTTCGCCATAGGTTTCTAATACTAGCCCTATAGGTTTTTGTGAGTCAAAGCCTTTTTTACTTGATTCCTATAGCGCTATAGGTTATAGTGATTTCAGCAGTTAAGAAAGGTAGTCCAAAAATGAAAACAACTCTAGTCGTGATTCTCGCCTTAACGCTGAGCCTGACAGCATCAGCACAGACCGTCTGCACCCTTCAGCCGGGAGCAGCCAGTGTTTGCACACTTCCGGCAATCACAGCCGACCAATGTGTCGCCTACCATTTCCTGTGGTCTTACCAAGACGGTATTTCCAGCAGCACCGTAACGCTTAATTCGTCCGTGGCGTTTACTCAGCCGTCCACCGCTGCACAGAACCAGAACCAGCCGGACATTTATGAGATGAAAGGCGAGTTCTGTGGTAACAGTTACGAGTTGATTCTGGGCAGTCCAGTTGTCCAGAATGAGCAGTTGATTACGCAGCCTCAGACCGGGGTGATGACAGAAGACCTGTCAGTACCTAGCACTCTTGAGCTGGTGCTGCATGGTCAGCGGGGTTTTGGTAATCCCGCGTTCCTTGGTGGCACTGTCTCAATTCACTAGACCAGTTTTACGGTCTGAGCCCCGCTGAGAACCAGCGGGGTTTTTTATTTTGGGAGGGTTATACTTCGAGGTCTTGAACGACCATAAAATGATTGGCGGTCAAATGTAAGCCGCTTTTGACGGCGGTTACTGTGAATGTGTACGTGCCAGTTACAGGAATATTGGCAGCAGTGAAACCTACTTGATACGTTCCGCTTCCCTCATCCGTGAAACTGAGGTTCACCCAGTTGCTAACGCTGTTACCCTGCGAATCGAAAAGCGTACCTGTCACGGTCGCCCCGGTCACAATTGAACCTGCGGGGTTGAGGGTCAAACCCGTGATGCTGATCGTTCCGTCACATCCTGTATAGATTGGTGAAAATGTCATTGTTATCCTTGCTTGACTACAAACCCCGTGATTGCCATACCATTCACAGCAGAGCAACTGGCTACACTTAAGGTTGAAGAAGTCACAGAAATCCCAGCGAATGAGAGGAACCAGTTGCCCACTGCGGTAGCAGTGCCCACGGCGGAAACGACTCCGACTCCAGCGGGAAACACGGTAGCCCCGGCTGACACCGTAGGGGTGCCCACACCAGAAACAGCACCCACTCCATTTGGAGTGACGCTTATGCCCACTCCCGGTGTTCCCTCTGCTGCGGTTGCAGAAACACCAGTGGGGAATGCGACAGCATTGTTACTGAACGTCACAATCTGGCTTGCCCAGTTTGGTGACCCGCCTTTACCTGCACTTAGTGTTGCCGTGGAGTTAAAGCTGCCCGTGCTGGAAGCGATTTGATACTGGGTGAATCCGTTTAGAGTCGCCCCCTGATGATCTAGTGCTGTCCAGCCTGTGCCGGGAGTTTGTGTCGTACCTGACCCCGCAAAATAAAACCCGAAAAGAAATTCGTTTGCAGTGGTGGTCGTGACCGAACCAGAGGCTACGGCTGTTCCTATTCCAGCCCCATTCGCAAACTGGTCTAGTCCTGTAACACCGCCTCCGATTTCATTAAGAAAAATATCTTGCACGGTTGAGGTGCTGGTGGTGTTAATGGTGTTCGCGCCTGAGGCAGTCGCCACAGCCATGAAGACACGACCAAAGAACGTATTAGTGTTTCCAGCGTTTCCCTCCGTCAGAGGGACATACACGTTGCCTTGAGTGTCCACCAGAGTCACATCATTCGTAATGCTGTAGGTCACCGCAACAAGCAGCAGACTGCCCTGCGTCACATTGCTGCTGAAAGCGAGGCTGGGACTGACAGAAGCAGGGTTAGACGAATTGTGTTGAATAATGCTAATTGCCATTACGTTCTGTCTCCTCTATCTGTCTGCGGAGTTCCATATACTCCGTTTTTTTCTGCTCGTCATGTTGAATGTGGGACTGTGCAGCCCATGACCATGTGCAAACGTGCAGCGCACAAATGGGACGCAGGTGCGGTGCTACTGTGCAGCCGTTCTCTCCCATGAAAGGGAGGTCAGGATTGCCAGTGTCTTGCAGGTCAATACCGTATTTTTCTTTGGCGAAAGTACGAGCCATCTCACAGTACTGCCGTTCACAGCATCGGTATTTGTTCCCGGCAAACTTCTCACATTCATCTTTACCATTTGCGCATGACGAGCCTGTCATGTCCGCAATTTTTTGATAAAGAATTGGTAATGGATCAGCCATTAAGCTAACGTGATTGTCGCAGTCACGCCCGGTGCAGGAAGTTGAAGCGTCCATGTTCCTGCTGTTGAGCTGGTGGACGTGAACGTCAAAACCGCAAGAGCTTTGTTGCTGCGGGTTGCGTTATAGATCAGAGCGGTGCTTGCCGTGATCGTTGAATTTGTCCAGCTTGGGTCGGTCGTCCAGTCGATGTACGCGGTGTCACCGGAAAGTGATACGGTGAAACCGGACAAAGCAACGCCACCCGCTGTGTATCCAGTGCCGGAGATTTCTCCACTTGACGTATATGCGGTTGTGCTTTTGCTCAATGTGCCGGGGTTATAGAGCGCCACCATGTAGGTGTCACCCGGCTGATTCACTCCATTGAGCCAATCCTGTTTTGCCTGATCTGTTACTGCTGCGGTTGATGCCATGATATTTCCTTTTAGAGTTTTTTCTCGATGACGCTGATGAGCACATCCAGTTTTGCGTTCTGAAGTCCCAGCAGCCTGTTAGTTTCTTCCTGCTTGTTGCCAATGATCTCGGTGTTTTTCTGAGTGGTCGGAAGGCAGTTCGTGAAAGCATGTTGCGCTTGGTTGTAGAGTTCAATACATTTTCTGAATGAGTACCCAAGCAAAGCCAAAGCCGAAGCTACGCACACGCCAAGCACCCACGCGATCAGTGAAGCGTGTTCTTTTACAAAATCTGGTGATACGTCTAACATTTGTTTTCCCCTACAAAAGACCCTAAAAGTTGGTTATTCCATGAGGTGCGCAACTTTGCGGGCAACGCTACCACCAACTAACCCCGCTCCCGCCCACATAGCAATACGCTTGAGCATTGCGTTTTTGTTGATGGCTGACATTTTCAGACGTGACGCTGCGTCCATCTCGTTGATGATTTCTTTCGCGCCTTTTTCACCAAGAGCTTCTTGCAAGCGTCCTGAGTCATACATTTTGTTCAGTCGGTTGGACAGCATCTTCGGGTCAATCTCCTCTGGTGACGCACCCTTACCCGCAATTTCAGGGCGAATACCTTTACTGCTGATCTTTACGGCTTTGTCCAAATCGTAGAGAGCCTGACTGCGTTTGTAAGTCTGTGAAGCCTGCTGACCCGCTTCCGGTGTGATTTTGCCGTCCTTCACAAGCTGGTCAATTGTGTTTTGCTGGGTGACCATTGCTTCATTCTTTGCTGTTTCGAGATTCTCCCACTGGTCATTATCAAGATCAGGATCAAGAGACCGCATGCGCTGATTGATCGCACGGATTTTGTTATCGAAGCGCTGCCACGTACCACCAGACGCATCGTCAAGCTGCTTGTACATGTCCTTGGATTTCGCGTACACCTGATCACCTACGTCCTCAACGCTGTCACGAATGGATGACTTGGTGCCGGACACAACGCCTTCGTCCTGTGCGACGTTGGACATAGATTTTTTGACTGCACCCTGTGCTGCGGGTTGGGCGACCTTCTCACCCTGCACTGCCTGTTTGATCACACCCGGCTCTGTATCAACATCCGGGGCTGACGCACGAGCAGCACGTGAGGCTTTGAAGTCATTGACAGCACCGCCAACCACATCGGACAACTCTTCCGCTGCTGCTCCCCCACCACCTAAAGCTCCGCCCATTTCTGCGCCATGAATAGCGCCTTCAGTACCGTGATGGATGCCACCCACGGTGCCACCCACAGTAGCCCCACGCAATGCACCACTAATAATGTTGGTGAGACGTGGATACTCTTCCAGAACCGACGCGAGTTTTCCGAACTTCGCAAGTTTTTCCGTGACGCTCAATCCTTTGATTGCTTCATCACCAGCGACATACTCCAGAACGTTTTCAACATTCTGTCCTGCTGCCTGATCTTCATTCGATGGTTCTAATTTTTTATCCCAGTCATCGAGTTGAGCTTCGGACTGTGCGTTCTTCGTGAAAGGCAGAATTTTCCCCGGCAAGCGCAAAATTGCCACGCCTGTTTGTCCAGCAGATTTGGCTGCTCCCATGCCCATGTCTTTTTCTGCTTGTTCTGATTTCTGTACGTCCGCCTGACCCTCAGGGGTAGCGGAACGAGCAGCAGCACGTTTCAGCGTGTCCTCAAAAGATTCACCGGGTTTCGGCACGATCACCGTGCGGGTCTGTCCACCACTCGTGACTTTGTATTCACCGGATTCCGTACCACCGTCTGACGTGAAAAAATTTTTAATACCTCGACCGAGATGACCAAGGAAAGTTCTCTTAACGGGGTTGCCATCAGAGTCGATGTCGAACTGATCCTTGAAGGACTGATTGTCCGGATGGTTATCCCACGTTGCGCCCTTTTTTTGGTACGAGTCTTGCTGCGAGTAAGGAACAATAGCTTTTGATTTGCCATCAGGCGCAGTCATGCGGATGCCGGGTTCTGCACCCTGATCCATGTACTTCTGCACTTGATCTTGTGGCACATAGGCAGACTCCTGCCCTCCCGGTGCGATCATTAGAACGCCCTGCGGTTGCTGCCCTTGCGGAGCCTGTTGTTGTTGCTGCGGCTGAGCCTGCGAATTATTTTGCTGGGATTGTGCCTGCGCCGAAGAATCCATTGCCGCCTCCTGAAGTGTTGCCCTGCTGACGATTTGGCAATGCACCGTAATTTATTTTTGTGTTGTAACGCTGGTTCACAGAATCGACGTTGTCACGGTAGTTCTGTTCGTTCTCCGCACTGTAAGCTGTGACGATTGCCTTCAAATCCTTGATGTAATCCGTGGGCAATGCACCGCTCTTGTTCTTCTCGTACCAAGCGTTGACGCGACGTACTGCGCTTCCTGCGCCCGGTGCGTTCATGTTCAGCTCAAGTTCGTTGACACGACGTACACCCGCGCTGCTGGTAATGAACAGGGTGGACTCCAGTGGTGCCAATGCTGACGCCACTTGGTTTCCATCTCTCGACATGTCCAGCGCAGACAGGATGTGATTCGCCTGTGTGCGGGTGTCGCTGTAGGTTTTGAAATGCTTTCCGACCTCACCGTTAGCTGCACGGATGTCAGCATCGGTTGGCCCTTCACCCCCATGCTTTTTCTTGTAATCAGCAATGTTTTTCTCACGCTCAAGAGCGATGTCACTGTCCTGCTGCTTCTGCTGCGTGACGCGATCCTGCTGCTTCTTCACACGAGTGTTCGCGGCATCCACCAGAGGTTTCGGATATTGACCAGCCGGGGCATCGCTAATCTGCTGCGCCTGTTTGTCATCCATGTTGCGCAGAGTCGCCATGTTGTTTAAGTTCTGCTTGCCACCGAATAACTGCTCGATGTAAGGCGCGTATGGAGCAGCGTTTTTGTCCTGCTTCATTGCGCTGATCTGTTCGTCTGGATGAGTTGATGCCCATGAAGATTTTTGGAACTGAAGAATTGCGGCAAGCAGTCCGGGGTTCTTTTCCATCTCAGCTTTCAGGTCTGAGGGTTTGGTACCAAACATCTGCGCTTCCTGATTCAACTCCGATTGAGTGGCTTCAAGAGAAGCAACTGCATGTGTGTAATGACCAGACGTAAGCATGGACACATTTCCCTCTTGGAGTTTGTCAGCTCCGGGGATGTGCCATTCTTTTGCTGCGTCTGCCCACTCACTGACAGGCACTTGCGTGTCACCATCCATGATGGTGAATGTTTGTTCAAATCCCCCACCCGGTTTGGGTACGTAACCATCAGGGATGCGAAGCGGGTGACTACCATATTTGTCGATGTCAGCGGCATCACGTTCAGACACATGAGTACCTTTCACCGCACCGGGGTTGTCCTCGATGGCATCAGACAACTGCTTAGCGTAAAGATCAACATTTTTTGCGTGAGTTTCTTCGTCCATATCAGCGATCTGCTTTTGCAGTTGAAGCTGTTTGAGGTTCAAATCCAGACCACGAGCTTTCTGCATGTAGGCTTGGTTCTGACGCTGCTGCTCGTTTTCACGAGCCTGCTGCTGCATGTCCTGCACACCTTGGAAACCTGCTGAGGCTGCACGCCCCATGGAACCAGGCCCCGGAGCAACGCCCAACCCTTTCAACGCACCAGCGAGAGCAGCGAAAACAACGCTCTTAGCGATGTCCCCTTTGTTCATGTGATGCACGGCTGCTTGTTGTGTTACTGCGACAGGTGACGGTGCGCCCGGAGTCGATGCCGGCCCCGTTGGTGTCTCTCCTGACCTAAACTCAGGAGAGCCCTCCATACTGCTATCAACTGGGGGAGCTGCCTGTGGGGCTGATGCTTGTCCACCACCAAGAGCGTCCATCGCTGCCTGCTGTGGGGTTTGTCCCTGCTCCTGAAATTGAGGAGAACCAGCCATGCTGCTGTCTACTGGAGGCGGTGCTTGTGTTGTGTTCTGTGGTTCCATTTATTCTTCTGCCTTTTTGAGCATCCAGTTGAAAACTGGCGTCAGCATGCTGACTAATATTTTCTGTTTCGCAATCCACTGACCGTAACGGCTGTAGAGTCGCAGCACAGACTTAGGTGCGTGTGTCCACATCCATTCGCGTACGAGGTTTGTTTTAACGCCTGTGTGGAAATCTTCGTCGAAGCATGCAGCCGCTACCCAGCAGCCCCACCCCGCGTTTTTAGTGACCTGTCCGGCAACTGCACTACCTACGCCACCCAGTGCGCCCATGACTGCATTAAAGGGCGATTCGTTTTCTGCTGCGATTGCAGACCATGTCTGACCCGCTGCTTCACCACCTTGGTTAGCAACACTGCCTGCGCCGTTGGCAGTACTGAATACGTTTTCTGCCTGACCCAAACCGCTTGCAGCAGCAAGCCACTCGTTGTAACCCTGCTGGTAACCGGACTGAACGATCTGCCCTTGTTCCTGCGCAAGCTGACTAGCTCCAGCGGTTGCTGTTGCTCGTGCTGCTTTTTCAGCGACTCCAGACGGCATCATTGGAGAATTACCGCCCTGTGCGGCGAGGTTCTCTTTAACCGCTTGGTTGACCATGTTGTAGTCCTGCTGGGTACCAGTTGCGGCTTCGGTGTTCAGTGCGTTTGTTTCCGCCTGTGAGAAACCGTACTGGTTCGGACCGGCATTGAAAATTGGCGTGTATTCAGAGGTAAGCTCATCGAATACGCCTTTGGCATCGGCATATTCCGCCTGTGCCTGCTGCGTCAATGTCGTGTAGTACGCGGTCTGAGCGTTTGCGAGCTGCTGTTGCCCTCCGGGGGCACCGCAGAGGAGTGCTATGTCTCCTTCATAAAGATAGCTCACGCTGTAAGCTTCGACATGTTTGTCGTTTCTATCCAGCGCGTAAACTATCTTTGTTTTGATTCGATTTACCATACTTTCTCTTTTTCACCCCAGAACTGCAAACTGTTCATCTGTGCTGTGCGGCTCAAACCGGGATTACGAACAATATCGTTCATGAAATCGTCGCTAATCGGTTTCGCTGTATCAGCCCAGTACAGTCCCCCGCATGACAAATCTTTTCCACGTCCGTCATACACGTCATCCACGATCTGTGACAGAGCAAGAAAGCTCGCGTCCCAGATATTCGGCATAATGTTCGGTATCCCTTCACCATTCTGCATGTAATCACTGATGGTGTTGATTGCCGAAGACCAGTCCATTCCCGCTTTACGTACACGGTTCGCGATTGCCCACATAACCATCGTGCCTGCTGTCGAGCCGCCGTACTGCGCAACCGTGGCGTTATAAGCGATGGTCACGAGGTGACCTTTGATCACGTCACTATTCCTCAAGGCTTAATCTCCAGTCGTTCGTACCTGCTATCGGTTTAAATCCCCATGCACGAGCGCAGAACTTAGCAAGCTTCGGGTTTACCGTCTCGAAAATCATTGCTTTCGCTCCGCACTTCTTGCATTGGTTTTTCACGGTTGGAAATCCCTCAAGAAAAGTCTTCCCCGTGCGTCGCTCGCTGACACCGTTCACGGTACCGGGCAATGAGCCAAACTGGATGTGTACGACCATCTCAGGCGGTCTCGCTTCGAGAGCAAGGAACATGACAGCGCCTTCCTCGTCTTCAGCCGCAAAGCTAAAAAATTCTCTAAAGAAGAGAGCGGAAGTCACGCCTTTTGCCCTATGATCAGGGTCGTTCTCAATCCACTGATCAATCAATGCTCTGTCGTTTTCTACGAGTCTGCGGAAATTAACCATTTAGCTGTTACTCAGCGGAAAAAATCTCCGCACCTTCACTCCGTTGCCATACGCTTGCCGCAATGAATCAGGCAGGGACAAGCCGGGCCAGTTAAGGCGAAGGCTCGGGTTTGGCGCGTATCCCTCTATCGGAGGCGTTGGCACCGGATGCGGATCAGCTACAGGCTGCGGCTGCGTGATTGGCACGTAGTCATCGGGGTTAGCGATGTGTTTGGTCAGATTGTCATTCATTCGGGCACAGTCCTAACTCCCGCTCAATGGTGCCGTAGCCCGGACGAGGTTTTTTCGGTTGCGGTTTCTTCGTTTGCTTTTTTGCGTTCTCAACTGCTTTATCAATTGCTGTTTTAGTGATCACTTCGTTGTCCTCAAATAGTTCGCTGCTTTCAGCAGTAACTCTGGCTTGTCCTCAAAATGTCCAATTCCTCTGTTGCATGTTTTGCAGAGCAACCCGCGAATGCACTTACCGCAACTGATCCTTCCGGGGCAGCAGTTGTGATCGTGGTCAATGTGTAGTGACTCGTCTGACTTCTCCCCGCAGATCGCACAGGCACCGTTCTGCCTATGAAAAAGTGCGTCGTAGTCTTCCAACCTCATACGGTAGGTTGACCGCAGGTGATATTCACGAGCGTGTGTATAAGATTTCAAACCAGACAATCTGTGTTTCTCTTTGTTGACTGGATTCTGAAGCCATACGGAAACTCTCGCTTTGTGACAAGTCCGGCAATGTCTTTTCCCTATCGGATTCACATAAGTGTTATCTGGAGAAAATGCGTGCCCTCGTTGGCAATGAGTTTGTTTTGGTCTACCTGTTCTCATGCCTTCTCACTGACCCATTTTCCAAAGACGCCAAACTCCAGCAGCTCATTGGCTACTGTGTCAGTACCGAAATCAATCTTCCAGACCATGTGCTGACACCAGCATGGCTCCTGCGTCGAAATGAACCAGTAGCGCAGAGAGTAGAGTGTTGTTGATTCCGCGAGACGCGGGGGCTCTAAGACAGGGTTCTGTAACACAGCGAAGACTGGTGTATTAGCCTGTCCGTACAACTCATCCAGCAGAACGCTGATTTTTGGCTCACTGCCAACTTTCACCGCTTTAATTGTCATGAAAGCAACGAGAGCCATCTGACCGGGGTGAGCAAGGACTAGGTTGCCGAACACCGCAAATGATTCGTACGCGGTACCTCCATCGCTGAATGTCGTTCCATTACTGTCACGCTGAAGGATTGGCCCCACAGCTATTTCCTGCGACCAAGCATCTGAATTTGTACTCGGAACAACTCCTGTCGAATCCAAGACTGCAATCCATGCAATGCCACTGTGGATGACCCCATTCCCTATCACGTAAGCAGTGCTGATGTTCCATGTTGGAAAACTGCTGGTGTCGGCTGCTCCCGGCCCAATAAGCAGACTAAATACTCCGGGCTCAGTCTCAATCGACTGAACTGCCTGCACACCACCAGCGTTAACGAGGTTTGCTGGAGGTGACCAGATGAAACCTGTTTCCGGTGACGGAGCTGCCATGAAATTGAGCCATGTGTTAGACCCGTTCGTGATGAACCCGCGCTGGTCATAACCATGACGATGGAACGTCACGTATGCCTCGGATGGTGAGTAGCTCGCAGCTAAAATGTTGCCGATTGGCTGACCAAGATCAGATGAGCCGTTCGTGGCATCAATCGCACAGAACACGCTGTCTGTGAGGTATGCCAATGCTTGGTTGGCGTTGAAGCTGAAAGCATCGTAGTTGTTGATGCTCGTACCACCGTCCACAAGCTGCGCTTCGCTGAACGGAGACGAGCTGGTACCAAGACCCGTGATGATCCACGTGCCGTCATTGGTGAAGATGTAGAGTCCTACGGTGGTGGGCCAGAGACGGAAAATCGTTCCGCTCACTTCAAAGAAGTTTTCAACGTCCCATGCCGTTGTTCCGTTACCCACGGTCACATCCGGCCCCGTAGAAAAATACAAAATGTTGCCGACCGAACCCCACAGACGACCGATATGGAGTTCCATGTTCGTCAGACCAGCGGGAGGCGGATCATTAAAGTTGTCGATGATACCCGCAGCATTTGTTGCGTATCCCGAAGGTGTGATTAACACGTTCAGGACTGCACCGGGGTTAGGCGGGTCAGGTGTTGTGTCCGTGAAGCTCCAAGATTGTCCGCCGAACGGAGCAATGATGCTCGTTAAAAGTCCCATTACGCTTGGCACAGTGACAGACGCTGATGCAGTCTGCATGCTGCGATAAATATTGATCTGTGTAACCTGCAAGTCAGGGGAACCAGGCCCGGTCACCGTAACGCCATCGCCTGCTGGAAGCAGAATAGGCGAGGAAAGCGGAGATGCCGTTGACTCGTCACCTGTGGCAGAATTGCCGTACGAGAATGCGTAGAACCAGTTGCCCGTGTTAGCTGACCCGAGGGGGCCTTGGTTTGACCAAGTCAAACCGCTGTTATCAATAGTCTGAGCATTGAGCGTGGTTGCCCACGTTGGATGCGAACCACCAGACTCACCCGCAAGTATCGGAGATTCACCAGCAAGGTTTGAGTCTTGAATGATTGTGTTTTTGCTCACCAGTAAAGAGTTGCCCACGGTTCCGGAAACCATGTTTGTGGAACCTCCACCCGTAGGTGAGGCGGTACCAGTAGAGCGAGTCACTTCACGACCAACGTTCGTCCATGTAACAGTGCCGTCCGTAGTCGTGCCGTCTAACGCTGCGTTCCATGCAAGAGCGCTGGTCGCAGTGCTGCTTGAAACACCCCCGGTCGTGCATTGGAAAAAGCTTGCGTACGTCAGGTTGTGCGGAGTGCTGATAACTCTGGTGCAACCACCATCCCCTTCAGGAGGTGCAATAAAGTTGTGAGCGATGTCGCCCGTCTCAATGACGTAATGACGGTCTTCTTCTTTTTCAGTGATAACGTGCAGGTTGTAGACCGTGCCTTTGTGCGAGACACGAGGCTTGTCGGAATAGAACTCAGATGCAGGAACCCATTCACCCTTACGCAACATGCAATGCTGCGGAGTGACCAGCTTGCCGGGGGCGTATTCAATCATCTCCCCGTCATAGTTTTTATTGACCTCTAATTCTGCGAGATGCTTCCCTGTCTCGTTGATGATCCAAAACTTTTCCGGAAGTTCCGCAAAGGGTACGTACCCAGCAGGAGTGCGGACTTCAGTGTTGCCACCGAAGCAAACCACTTCATAAGTGAAATAAGTAAAAGTCCATGACACCAAAATGAACGCACCCACCGTGTATGTGGTGTTGGTGCCACGGGTAGCGGTGCCCTTTGATGTCCATACAGCAGTGCCGTCCGTGGTTGTCGTTCCAGCGGTACCAGAAAATGTGGGAACGCTGCTTGCCGTGGTGCCGGAGGTCGTGAGCTGTTGAATGCTCGTTGTTCCGGAATCAAAAATAAGCGGAGTTGGAAAATAATAGGTCGAAGCTGCCCATACCGCTGAGGAAGGAACAGAAACCGTCTGCACGGTCGGTGCAGCAGTCGGAGCAACTATGCCCATGTTCTGTACAGAATTGCCCCAGCTAATCCACACCACAGTGCCGTCAAGCAGTACGCTGCCCCACACTCCAGAGAAAGACGGAGAGCCGCTGCCGCTGGTACCACCACTGCTTTTCGTGTTATCAACAACCACGCCAGTGTCAGACGTGGTGCTGTAATTAGATGTGTTGAACGCACAGGTGAACACACCTGAGGAAATCGTGAGAACGGTCACCGTCGCATTGTTCAAACCTGTTGCGGTCGTCAGTCCATAGAACGTTACGATGTCACCCACGGCAACGGTGCCGGAACCACCATAGGTGATCGTGGCGATGTTGCTCGTCACTGACGTGGACGTGATTGAAACACCGTAGCCCAGCGTTTGTTGAATGTTGTTGTTCGAGTCAAGTATGCAGGCACCCGGTGCGTAAACAGTAGTGTTCTGACGCGCTGGGAACCACGACCATTTGAGAGTGTCCACACCATTACCGGAGAACAGCGTGTTCTCCACACCACGGAAGCGAGTGCGACCTGATCCTGTTGATTTAGACCAGAGCCGTACCTGAGAGTTTGGCGTGGCATTAAATACTGAAAAAGTCGAATCAGAAATGACAATGACTTCCTCACCTGTTCCAGCAACGAACGGCTTAAAAGCGTAGAAGCCAAACGTCTGCGGAAAGCTCACAGAATTGAATACCGGGTTGCCGAAACGACGACCCAGCGTCATACGTGTGGTGACTTCGGTGTTGTTTCCATCCAGCAAGCCTTCATTGCGTGAAGCCTGATAAAACTTCTGGTAAAGAAATGGAACAGCACGGTCACGCAACGGGTTGCCGTTGGGCCAGTACCCTGTAAAGATTTGATTGACAACTAGAGGTGCGTACTTTGTCGGATTCTCCGACACAGCACCTGATGCAGCTAAATTATTCATTAACCACCAACTTGCCTCGCCTGAATCCCCTGACTCAGTCTCATGTTGTATCCCGCTGTAGTTCCTGTGAGAGCGTTCCAGTTACTCAGGAAGATATTGATTTCTGTTTCTGTCAGTCCTTCTGCTTGAGCAACGAGGCGAGAAATAAACTGCTGCTGTGCCATCTGGAAGCGAGGGTCTTCGGCGTACAAGTACGCAAGCGCCAAACATCCGAACGAGTAAACGTAGAAAAGACGATCAGGGAAAGGTGACCATAAGTTGCTCAACTGCGTGAAAGGTTTTTGTGCCTGCTGGTAATTGACGCTGACAGGATATGCAGAACCCGGCACTGGCATGAGCCGGAACGTAATGTCACCGAGATTGTCGTCACTCTGCGCAGCGATGAACTTAGGGCAGCTAATCTGAGCCGCCCGGCTCAGGTCAAGCTTGACCTGTAGTTCTTTCCATTCGCTGTTATTGTTGACATCCTGAATCTGCGCCTTATCGACGAAGCCAAAGTTTGTGATCTTTGGAATGGAAGCAAGAGCACCGACATTCATCCACGTCACACCATTGTCTGTGGTGGAGGTAAACATGCCTGTTGACCACGAAGGCGTGCTGCCTCCAGAGGTACCACCCTGTGTAACCTTCTGACCATTACCGTTCGGGTCAATGATGACCGTCCCAACAGCGTAGACCGTGTTACTAGCCCATGACCCGGCATTGCGGTAATTCTGCGTACTCGCAACACTCAGGAAGTCAATGCTGCTGCGGTTAAAGCTCCATTTGAAAGGCGGAGAAAGCATCGTGCCTGCGACAGCGTTAGCAATACCAAGGAAAGGTTGCATCGTTGCGCCAACAGCAAGCGGCATGTTGCCGATGTACGGCTGACAGAATTCAATTGTGTCTACTAATTTCAGTGTTGTTGCCATTTACATCCACCCGCCTGCTAGTCCGTTATCGCTCAGAGGAAAATCAGGACGCAGCCCACCGTACCCGTCACCTGTAGGTGCCATGATTGGACACGGGGCAACGAAACGGAAATCATCAGGTTCGAGGTTTCCCGAACGTACCGCGTTATCAAGCGAAGCGATCCACTTCGCATACATGTCCTGACCTTTCGCACGCATCTTGGCATCAACACATTTCGTGTAGCAGATCGCCTCGAAGCCCGTGGAAAAATGGGTATATAACTCGTCAGGGATCGGGCTGATGAAATCTTCTAGCGATTTGTACTGCACAGGTTTTGCTTGCCAGATCGGATAAATTTCCCAAACACGTCCGGTCTGCGGGGGCAGCGGAGCAAGGCGGAATCCCTGACCGAGCGGGTTGATTGCACTCCACACACAGGTGCCATCACTGACCGTGGACGCAACTGCGTCAGGGGTTGCAATGGTCGGAAATGTCGGCGGGTTAGTCCACGAAGGCTGTGTGTTTCCACACGTGCCGTAGGTGGTCAGTACCCAGTAGTTGCCGTTCGGGTCTTTGATCTGTGTAATAGGGTTGTTGGGTGAGAGGTTCGCACCAATCGGGTTGGTGTAGACAACGCCCGGGCCTGGATTGTTCAAACCAAATTGCTGATTCTGGGAAGCAGCACCCCAAGTGCCGTACATGAGCTGGTTGTTGTAGAGCCAACAGATGACCACAGGCCCCATAAACTGCCGATACGTGGGAACAAGATCACGGCGAGCGAGAACGTCGAAACAGGGCTTCGGCTGTGACGTGTTGTTAACATCAATCGCCTGACTGCGTTCGAGCCAACCAATCGTGAGATTGTTCTGTGCGTAATCCTGCTGGAGACTATTGGTATTGAACGGAGTGCCGTATACACGGTTCCATTTCCAACCCATGGTCTGCACGACCGGACCGCCCTGTAAGATTTCTCTTTGTACGCGGTTGGCGATAGGGAGAGCGGGCATAAGTTCTGCACCACCCGTCGCTAGGACTGGCGCAATGTCACCATTGGCTGCTGCCTCCATCACGATCTGTTCCAATTTGACTGTTGCGTTAGCCATTTTTTTATTTAATCCTGAGCCGCTGGGTTTCTGGACTACCAGCGGCGGTCAGCGGTTTCCATGCCCCAAGTGCCATGAGTGGTTTCCAGACGCTGGTTTTCCCGCTAGGGGAATTTAGAGGGCGCTGTCTTTCGCACCCTTGACGTATTCATGAGTCTTCTCACGACGCAGATCACGACCAGTTTTCTTATCGTGATAAGTGAATGTCGTTTGCCACGAGGAGCCAACGTTCATCCCGCCGTTGTCGAAGTTCGCTGCTTCTTGATATTCTTTGTTCGCTGCTTCCCAGCGTCCCTTATCGACGTTGTCAGCGATTGCGGTCTGAAAATCCTGCTCAGACTTGAACTGATTGCGGGACAGGTTTACGCCTGCCTTCAAGTAATCGAGTGGAAGAGGTGGAAACCATTCTTTTTTGCAGCGCGTGCATTTAATGACAAGCTCACTCGTAGGCAATGCGTATTTAGCCACGCAATACATCGCCCCGGTTGCCGAGTACATTTCTTCCCGACCACGACCACCCATTTTGTGATGACAACGAGCTTGTAATGCCCTACGACCTTTTGTCTGGTCGCTAAGGTCATGATCACGCTGACGCATATCAGCCTGACGATTTGTTTTCTTGTTATCGAACTCATTCATTTCATGCTCGGTCATTTCCAGAGCACGGAGTTCACGTTGTAACTGCGCTTCTCTGAGCGCAAGTTCTTTTTCTTTGAGGGCAATCTCTACTTCTGCGAGACGCTCTTGAGCTGATTTATCTTGTTGTGGCATGTTTTTATTCCTCTAATTTCATTTCTTGTCCCTGTGCTCGTGCGTTCCGCATCTGCCAGAGTTTTTCCCGATAAATCACAGACCCTCTATTCAGGCTCGGATGACCGAATAACTGGTGGGCTTGGTTCTCTGTGAGAATCCCCTTCGAGATGAGCATCAGAAGGACGCTGCGCCAACCGATGGTTTTCTTGTTCAACGGAAGACCTTTGTCGTCGTAGTGAAGGGTGTCGTACTCTGTCGTCCAACCCAGCTTGACTCCGCAGATGTACTGCGCACCCAACTGCTCATAACCTTCACGTACAGCACGCAAACCAATAATCCCTTTGAAAGGGTTTTGGTTGTACCAGCACCTCACACCGCCCCGGCGTAAAACGCTGATGAACTTTTCGTGGTGCATCTTGCGACCGATACGAGGTGCTTCATCTTCGAGAATGTTTTGATCCTCGAAGCGGGCATCCTTAGTCGATTCCACGTTTATTTCGTGCTGCTCTTGCAACTGCTCCAATGTTTGTGCTGAGGGCTTCAGGTCTTCTGCACGTTTCCGAAATTCGTTAATCTGTTCCTGCATTGCTGCACTAACGTCGGAACCTTCGATTTCCTTGTCCCACTCGTCTTTGCTGCCTGTCACGCCTTTTTGGCGATTCATGGGCATATCAACTTCACAAACATCTTTGCTTTGCGGTCGTTTCTTCATCTGTTAATGGTTCCTGTAGCTAACAAAAAAGGGAGCCCGAAGGCTCCCCTCTCTGAGAGTTTGTTTTGATTAGCTGACTGCTGTACCAGCGTCGATGGTGCGGAGACGCTGAATAGGGTCAGGTGACTGTCCGGCGGTGAAAAAGACGTGATACTTAGTCCAGCCGGGGATTAAACCGACTGCGTCAGCGACGGAAGGCGCGACGTTCTGATAAGTTCCACACATGAGGTTCTGATACATACCGTCATCAATTGCCTCAGTGTTTGGAGCATCCAGCTTCACACGGAAGATTGCGTCCTGACCGAAAATGTAAGTTCTCAAAGAGGTCAAGCCTGTAACTGATTTGTAGTTCGAGGTCTGGGTGACGAGGTTCGACTGAGCGAACTCAACACCAGAAGTTGGGATTTCAACCCACTCTTCAAGATCGGTCGAGACGAGTTCGTCTGCCCAATCAAGACCCGAAGAACCGCTGTGTTTCAGCAGGTCAAGTGGGCTGTTGTTGGAGTTGTCAGCAGCCACGTCGCCAAGGGCGAACGGGTGGATGACACCACGGAACAGTTTCTTTGCCTCGTTGAAAGGCTTCACGGAACGACCAGCGAGGGACTGTACTTGGTTACGAATCGCAGACAAGCTCAGAGTCGTGAATGCAGAAGTACTGGACGCTGCCAACTGGACTTGCACGCTGGAGTCAGTCGTGTGTGCGCCATCAGCGACGGTGCGAACGATTGAACTCAGTGTTTCACCAAGTTGGTAAGACAGTTCTATACCGCAATTTTCAATAGTGTTGTCAATCGCAGTCGCGGCTACGAGAGACGAGAAGTTCAGGTAATCACCGAACTCACCAATGGTGAAGGTTGTCGAGACTACGCCAATTGTTTCTGACGAGCCGGGTGCGCCTTCCTGTACTTGGTTGGTATCGGCTGCAAGTGGGTCGTACTGATAAATTCTGTACTGGTTGCCACTGTGCATCGGAAGCTCAAGTCCTTCGCAGCATGCTACGAATGGGGTCTGAGCCTTAAGGTTGCGACGGAAGTTCTTGTCATAGTGAATGACGAGAGCTTGGGGTAAATTCTGGCTGTTATTTCCAGCGGGAGTCCAAGGCATTGCTAGTTTTCCTTATTGGACATCCGGGTTAGCGAGCGCTGCTGAACAACTCATTGACTCTCGCCATGAAGGCGGGGTCTTTGAGCCGACGCTTATACTCTGCGTCCGGCATGTCGTAAATTTGCTTCCGGCTCAGACTTGACGTTGGCACTCCCTCAGACGGTGAAGTCTGGCGACGTGTCGGCGTTGTCGGAATCGGTGCAGCGTTGGGAACTTCCGGTTTCGGAGTCATCAATGCGGATGACTGCGACGTATTCGGCTGACTTTCAGCCTGATTCCCCGTTCCCACGGGGGCTTGATCTAGCAATGCGGCAAGATCAGCTAAAGCTTTTTCAAAGTTCTCAAATCTGTACTTGAGCCCTTTGTTCTGAATCCAGTTCGTGAACAATTCCTTGTTACGCTGCGTCCAGTAAATTTCCGGGTGTGCAGCAGTGAAGGCAATTGCTTCTTCGCGTGCGCGTACGGCTTCGTTGTTGCCTTCCGCGTCATCAATCTTGTTAGCGACCGTTGCGGGTTTTCCACCCAGCTTCGCCTCTACAATCAATTCACCGATTTCGTCGGCTCTCTCAGGATCAATACCTGCATGACTGAGCCGTATTTTTTCTTCCACGGTGAATGGACGGGGCTTCAACTTAGCAGTCGGCGTGGCTACTTCAGCTCCATCAGGGGCGTTTTTGTCCGCCAACTTCTGGGCCGCAAGCAAATCACGGTTCTTCAAATATAGGTTCCGGTAGTTGTTATTTTGGGCGTCAATTAACGCCTCAAGCGTGTCCGCTTCTACTACCTGAGTGCCCCCGATAGGGGTTCCGTCTTCCAGCGTTGGCTGGAACTCATTGCGAAAAATTAGTTTTCCGTTCTTTTCAATCTGTGTGATACCCATTACTTCCTCTCCTTGCCTAGACCCATAAACTCTTCTGTGGTGTCTGGTGCTATGCCGCTAATTTGCGCGTACTGCTGGATTTCCCTTTGCATACGCTGTATGTATGTCTGATAGAAAACATGTGCGAAATTGAACCCTCGTACGCGATTCGCTATCACCGCATCAGTGGCATCAGCCGGGGCATTCAATGCCGCCTGCTTAACGTCCTCCAATGCTTCTTCCATCAATTCCGAAGCCAATTTCCAACCTTCGGACGTAATTAAGTTCGCGAGGTGGAGTCGCTCCGTATCGTTGAACTGCCTCATTTATTCCTCTTCAAAGTTGCCTTCTGGCACACCTGTTTCTGCTTCGCCCAGACCAGCTTTCTTGAAAGCGTCACGAACGATGTCACGAGTAATGCGACCGCTGTTCGCTTGATCTTCCAACTGCTGCTTCTGGCTGAACTTCTCCTGTGACAGCGTGAGCTGATCACGCAGCTTGTTCTGTCCGCTGTTTTGCGCCTGAAGCTGTTGTTTCTTCTCTTTAGGCAGCGGTTTGAAAATGTCGTTCTCGATGCCTGCACCAAACTGATAAGCGTGGAACGCTATGCGTAACAGCGGCATCAAATCGACCTGAATGTCACTCAGCTCTGCTAGGTTCTGTATGAGCTGCGGATTCTCGAAGAACTGGAACAGAATCACGAGAGCCTGCGCCATACCTGCACGGGCAGCGAGCTTAGCACCTGCAAGAACATCGAAATCACACGAAGCGTCGTGGTATTCGTCAATGTCAAATTCTTTGAGGAAATCCTGACCAAGTTTCTTGCCAAGGATGTTAAGGATTTGCTGGTCTGGCATGTAGCGGTAAATCAGGTCATCCAGAATGCGAAGGAATGGAACAAAAATCTGATTGATAAAACGATCAAGTGGCCCGTCAAGGCGTGTTGCTGCGGCTCCAGCGACAGCGTTCACTGCACCAGTTGCCTTCGTGCTCATCTTGCCGTTGCTGCTGGATGAACCAGCGATAAGCATCGAATCCGCACCAGTAGCGGCTTGACGTGCTGCACGGGCATCGGCAAGAACCGTGAATAAATCCCGTGGTACATCAGGCGTAGGCATGATCTCGTACGCTTTTGCAAGATCAGAAACGGTGAGGACGCGACCAAGCCCGGTCAGCATCATCTGTGATGGCATGTTGGCATCACCCTGACGCAGGTACGGAGCATTCGCTTTCATTGCTAAAATTTTGAGCGCGGTGTTGACGCTTCCCGTCTCAAGACGTTGATCGCTTGAGGCGAGTCTGCCCACTCCAATACCGTAGAGAGCATTCGGTGCGTTCCAGTAATTGGCGGACAAGTAATTCACTTTGCCGTACGGATTCTTTGCGTTACGAATCAGATGACGCTCAGCAATCACCGTATAAGTGTTGTTTACATCCACATAAGTCAGCATTTGGATCTTTTTTCGCAATGGGTTTGGGTCATTGATACTTGGTACCTGACCCGCATTTACCACTTGGTTCTTGACTGTTAGCTGTGCGATCTGCGTCTGCGTAGCGGAGTTGAGTACCGCAGGCATGAACCATGTTTTTAATTCTTCGTCTTCGGGGACGTTGTAAGACGGGTCAAGACGAAGCTGCTGCAAACCGTAAAAATCAATTGTGCGTTCACGCACCACAGCACCAGACTCACGAACGTCCGGCACGTTTAACTTTGGATCAGGAAATACTTCAGTCAGGGGAACGTTTTCAAAAACGTAATCAACAACCGTGATCTCTTCTTCTTCGATTTCCGGCTGCTTACCGCTGTACTGCTTTTCTGTTTGCCCCATGCCGCTAGGGATGGCGTTGACTGAGGACTTACGCTTGTACTTTTTTTCCTTCCGAAAGGTGACGCCCCACTCGATGATGCACGTACCTTGGTGGGTCATTCCTTCAAGAGCCCATTCACACTCACGCTGAAACTGCATGCTGACGAGGCAGTGCTGCATTAGCGCACGCTTCGCATCAGTGACGCGCTGACTTACGCCGGGGCCTGGTCGGAGTTCAAAAGGCGGGTCTGAATAAAACAACCCTTTGATAAACTGCGGGGTGATGGCGTTCTCGTCCTGTGCCATGGTGAAGCGCTGTACATCCGGCTCCATCACGGGCATACCGTTGTACATAGTCAGGGCACGAGGGGAGTTATAGAGGACGTTGTTGTCCCCCCACATCGCTTTCCACTTCTCTTTGACTAGGTACGCTTCTGACGCCCGCTTGGTTTCGACAACCATCGTGCAGATAGAATCATCACCTGAAGGCGCACCTTGGGGCGTGAAATCAGTTGCGTTGAGGCTACCTTTAAGGTGAGCTTCCTGTAAACTTTCTGGCATTTATTTAAACTCGTTTAAGGGGTCGTAAGACACGAATCCCGGTACTTGCTCTACACTTAAGTTCTCGGAAGTCGCAGGACTTGCGGCAAACCTCCCAGTCCCGAACACCCGCTCATAGTGCAGACGATCCTGCTGGAGCCGCTGGTGTTCTTTAAGCTCAGTGGTATTCATCTTGACCAGCGCTTCGGGAATCTCACCATAAAAAGCGACGAGAGTGGCGACAGAATCAACGACATCGTCAAAATCACCGTTGGGAAATTTCTCGAACTCTTCAATCACGTAGTCCATGGAAGGGATTCCATTAGAGAAGACCACACGGTTTTCCAACAAAGCCTTGGAAAACGGTTTAACGTTGTTTTCCTTAGAGCCTTTGCTGTTGTCCACCGGACGGAACTCGAAGAAAAGGTTTTTAATGCCTCGTGAATCGAACTCCTGCATAACGCTGCGAATCAAAAAGCGAACACCGTTCGCGTCTTCAATCGCTACCCGACGAGGACGCCACTTGGCAGCGAACTCAGCCATAACGCGAGGAAGGTCGGTCTCATTCCACTGACCACGAACGATGTCGAGAAAATAAAAAGAACCACCAAGGATCAGGGCACAGGAACCAACGCTGTAGTTGTTCCACCAGTTGCCGACCTTGTACGCTGTGTCCCAGTTTTGGACAATGATTCCCTGACCATTGCTCAAACTAGGCATCTCAACGAATGGCTTGATTGCTTTGTTCAAACGTTCCCGCGTGAACTTCACATTGCGACCGAGTGCCGGGTTCTGCATGTACTGCGTGGCGAAAGTCTGGAGGTTCACACGTTCGCCCATGAGATATTTCCAGTTGAGACGCTTGCCCCACCACAAATCCCAGTCTTCTTCATGCAGGACACCGTCAACCAATGGCTCACTGCCATCCTTGCGGCTCATGCAGGGACGAATCATGATGTGCGTGATAACTTCCCTGTCACCCGCAGCATGTGTGTCGGCTGATCCACGGTTCCACACCAGTGTTTTGTTCTTGTCTTCGGCGGTCACCATGGCACCGTAGTAGTCCGACAGGTCGTACCATGTGCCTATGTTGTCGAAATAGCCCCACGGTTGACGCATCTTGTGGTGCAATGACATCTGGTTTTTAATTCCAGTGAGGCGTTCCGGTGTTTTTGTGTTCGCGTTGGTGACGCAGTCATCACCTTTGACGATGTCGTAGTGGGGGCCGGACAGGTTCGATTCCACCGTACCAAAACTGAACGTGGGCTCTTTAATGTTCAAACCTGTACGTGCAGGGCATAAATAAGTTGACTTAGCAATCTCACCGTCAGTGCAGAACTCAGGGAACGCAAGCTGAAAAATACTAGCCTCACCACCAAACCTGCGAGGCGTACCGTCGTCCTCTCTCTCGAAATGAGCCTTAACCTCACTGGTCAACTGCCCTCCCAGCAGGTCAGTACCAGTGATCAGCAGGATAGCTATATCGGGGTAACAGATGATCCACTGCACAGAATCAATCACGGTGCAGATAGTGGACTTTAATCCACCACGGCTGAGCATCACTAAACGCTCATGTGACGTTGTGTCCTGTTTGCAGAAATCACGGAAAGGCACGTCAGGATTTTTCTGCACCATGAAATTCGCGAGTTCACGATGAACACCCTTGTCGGTATCAACATCACCACCCGGCTGAAAATCGGCGTAGCCAAGGCAGCGTCCGAGATAGAGCAAATCTGTCTGGCACTTGAGCCGGACTTCCATCATTTTTTTCTCGGAAAGTTTGTGGTCTTTCCAGTACTTCAGGGTTTCTGGACTAACTTGTGGCAACTGAATCCTCGAACGCTGGGAGTTGCAGTTTCGGCTGCATGGTCAGTTGCGTGAGCTGCGGCATGTTGAAAACGTAGCCATAATCGCCATAGTGCGCAGTGCGATGGCATGTGAGCAGCCAAGTCTGGACATCAACTTCGTGAGCACGCTCACAGAAGGCATAGTCCTCAGACAGGAGGTTCTTCATCCCGTCCTCACCCTCACTGATGAAACAGCCGAAGAAGTCCCAAGCTTTTTTACCGGGGGTGTACTGCGGATCATTGGCAGCAAGGTCATATTCAAGCTCTGGGTGAGCTGCACGAATCTTTTCGTACACGCTGCGCTTGATGACCATCAGTCCGGTGCCGATGTTGGCGACCGGGACAGGAGCGTCCCATGCAGCGACAATGTCTTGCTCAAGAGTCGCTACGAGATTGCCTGTGACCTCTTGCAGGTACTTGGCAGGCAGACCCTTCTTCACCGCTTCCTCGACGTTCTCCCAGTTGATGTTTTTCCGTGTGTATGCGGAACCAATCAGCTCTTTGTCCAAATCCAGCATGTGTATGACTGCGTCAGGCGGGAACTCAATGTCACAATCGAGACAAAGCTGATGAGTGCAATCAGAATCAAGGAACCCCACAGCAAAAGCGTTGCGCAGCCGTGGAATCAGGCTGTCACCCATAATTTTGATTTCATGATTGACACCAAGACTCGCTAGTCGTTGGCTGAGCATGAAAAGACTGGTCACGAACGGAACTTTCATGTTTCCGCCGTAGCAGGGTATGCCTATGTAGAGTTTCACTTTTTTAAAATCAATTCCCATTTTTCTCCAAAACAAAAGCCGCCTGAAAAGGCGGCTCGATGTAGTTACAAAAATTTGTTTAGTGTTTCCATCCGTGCATGGCGACGGCAAGACGACCCATGGCAGCGGTGTGTGGATTGTCACTGTGTGACGCTTCAACCTTTTTTTCGAGTGGAATGTCCTGATCCTCAGGAACACCAAGTGCCCGGTGCAGACCACCAGAGTGCAGCTTGTGCATTGCACGCTGGAAGTGACGCTTCTCTTCTGGTGAATAATGGGACACGTTATTTCGCCTCAAAAAAATCGCAGCAGTATTCATCAATTGGTGCAGGGATCAGGGAACTGCCGAACCATTTCACCCATTTATCATTGCCGCAGTGCTTCCTGTTGTCTTTCAGGTATTCGCACTTCGCGCACTCACTGCCACCCTTAGGTACTTTCATTCCCACTTGGTGATCACGAGGATACTGGGGAAGTTTGCCTTCGCCAGAACCTTCTGCAATGCTGACAGCCTGCTTCTCGGGCCAGGTGGTGTTAGAACTTTTGTTGATCATTTACTCTTCGTCAGGCTCGCCTTCAGCGGGAGGAACTGGGGCTTCTTCGCCCTGATTTGGCATTCCCATATGATCTTCAAGCGCAGCATGAACCTCAGAGAGGTCGTTTGCTGTGTGCTTCATGGGGGCTTCTTTCGGGTTTCCGCCGTGGCGTACCACGTGGAACTTACCGTCATGCTGTTCTTCAGCATGGAATGTCTTGAGGTGCTTCGGTTTTGGAACCTTCTGACCTAAAGAATGTTGAACTAAATGTTTCATGGCTTCTCCACCAGATTTAAACGGCATTTGGATGCGTCTTCACAATCTCGACAATTTCGTTGATGTAGGACGCCAGTGCCAAGTCGCCATAGTGACTTGACTGAACCATTCGCTTAGCAGCGTCGAGTGCCGCAGCAAGAACTCTGGCGTCTTGTTCCTGCATCTGCTGAAAAAGCAAACCGTTCTTTGTCTCAAGATCAGCTACGCGCTGATTGAGTTCAGTAACGCGGAAATCCGCGTCATCCAGACCCAACCAGCAACGTAACCAAGATTTGATAGACATTGATTAGTCAGTCTCAGCGAAGAAGTTCGTGATGTTGAAGACGGTCGCAGTGTCGGTGACACCGTTGACGATCTGTGGTGCGAACTGCAACGCAGGAGCCGCAGCGGACGCGAGCGGGTTAGCTGCGTTACCCGAAGAGACAATGGAAGTGCCCCATGACACGCCTGTAATCAGGTTGGCTACAACTGTGACTGCGGTACGGGTTGGTGTAACACCGTCTGCACCACCGAAAGTGCCCGTCATGATGCCAGAAGTGCTATCAGCAATCAGGTCAAGACGGTGATAGAACGGGTAGTTCGTACCAGCGGTCATGGTGCCTGAGGCTGTGTTGAGACCAAGTGAAGTGCCGGAGAAGCTGGACGAGGAGTAAACCTGCGCCTGCACACCGACCTGCATGGTCTGTGAAGCTCCGTGTGACTTTACAAAGCCACCCAGATGAATACGGAAAGGCTTGCCGTTAAGGAACGCACCACCAAGAGTGATGATCGGAAGACCAACACCGCTTGCAGGCAGAATTACCTGTGCGGAAGTACCAGAAGCCGTGGTGAACTGGAATGGAGCGTTGCTCGGTCCTACACCTACTGCAATAATTTGACTCATATTTTTTATCCCCTTAAGGATTAGTTCTCAATCAAAGAAATTTGTTTAGCCCAAATAGGTGCAGCGCATCTGCACTTCGTACGCCAGTGGCGTACCGTTGGACAGGTAACCGTTAGCGTTGTAGATGATGTTCGTACCACCTGACGCATAAATCGTGAGAGTGTTCTGCAAAATCAAACCAGTTGTGTTGGTTGTGTTCGTCGCAGAAGCCACAAGATTTTGAACCGTGTTGTCAGCAGCATCAGTCCAGAAAATAGTTAGAGACGGTAGCGTTGAGTTGGACGTTGCAGCAGTCGTGACTTTTACGTAAGTCGCAATACTGTACGCACCACCCATGTTTGCTGGAACCGCATACAAGGTTGCGTTTGCAATGTTTGCAGCCTTACCTTTTACACTGAGGTTCGTAACCGTGCCGGGAACCTGAGGCACCCAACCGTTACCGCTAGAGATATAGCCCACGCCTGTCGATGTATCGACGCCAAGTTCAGGCGCAATCGCGGAACCCGGTGCTGCTGGGGCAGGCGACATACTTGCAGGGGGCATCGAAAATACTTGATCAATTCCCATTTTTATTTGCTCCTAATAGAGTCTTTCCAAACAAAGAAATCTTTTACTCGTACCAAAAACTGATCTGCACCGAAGCGATCTTGTTTTTTGGTAGCGGCTTGCTGAATCTAAAATTCAACTTGCCTTCCGAAGTCGTGGCTTCAACCACCAGCCCTTCGATTCCGTCCGCCCTGTTCACGAAGACGGTGTGGGGGAACTTGTCCCCGATAAATTCCATACCAAGCGGTGCCTTCGTCAGGTCAACCACCAGCTCGGTTTCAGTGCCATCCCCCAGAATGTCGAACTGCTTGTACGAAAACGGGGATAGCTGCGGGACGTTGGAAGCGTTAAACCTCAGCATTCGTCCCTCGTAGAAAACATTGCGTAGTCAACTTATTTGCTCTTACAAAAAGCTGATGGTGATCGCACCCGCGAGGAGTGAGGCGTTCACGCCAATAGTGATGCCGTTGGTTGCAGGCATATCGAACACGTATACGTTTCCAGCGATTGCACCTGTGGACGCAATGCCCGGAATGATGCCAATGATGGTTCCGCTTCCCGTCGTGGCGTTATCGAAAAATGTGATTGGCTGGGATGCCGTGGTAGCAGTGGTTATAAGAACCTTGCACAGACGACCCGGAGCCGCTTTAATGACAACTGCTGCTGCACCAATTGCCGCAGCGTTAGTTGTGAATGTGAACTGCCCACCGGGACTGGTGAGAGTCTCACCGACCACAGCGGGTTGATAAATATTTGTGTTATTAGCCATTACTGTTGTTCTTCCTTGTTGTCATTGTCGAGAAGCTCTTTAGGTATCCCTATTTCAGCCATAACACGATCTTCCAGTGCCTTCTCCAGTGCCACATCTTTTGCTCTTGGAGTCGCATGGAGATAAATCGGAACCCTTTCTATGGCTAACAGGTACCGCACAGCCGCCATCTCGAAATTGGTGAGCTGCCTATACGAATTTGTCCTCTGATAATGGGTTTGGAAGTCATCCAGTGCGGCTAACAACACCTCGCGTATCTTATCCAGCCGCTTCGCTTTCTTGCTGGTGTACCGATTTGTTCCTACTGGGTTAGATACTCGTGGTGCCATTACTCAAATTTGCCCTGTGCTGCGTAGTCATACGCACGCTTGCCGTGCTTAGCGATAAATTCTTCTTTGGTCATGAGACCGAAATCGAACCTTTTGGGTTCCACGTGGGAGCAGGAAGGGAAAGTTGCGGACGCACCCGCACTACCACGAGCGAGAACGTCGCCCCCGCCTCCACATTTTGGTGCTGCTGATTTTTTAGCCATTTTTATTCCTCATCATCCATGGGTATCGTGAACCCGACACAGGGGGCACCAGGGCCGGCATTCTGAACATCCGGCTTGTCCTGCATCTCGTTCACTTCAACCACTGGGAGCTTGCGTGAAAGCTTGATAGCTTCCTCTGCGTTGCGTGCGCGAACATACTTACGCACGACATAATGTCTGTACTGCTCTTTCAATCCTTCACCACTTGAATTTTTGGTGCGGCTTTCTCCGCTTCGCGTTGAAGGTACTGCTGCACAAAACTGCGCACTGCGATGGTGGCAAAATCTGCGGCAAACTGACAGGCGTGTTTGTCCATGAGCACAGCCACGCCATTACACGTCCACACTTTGGCGAAACCCTGAGCCTCAGCAAGGCTGATCTTGATGTCTTCAATTCTCATGCTTTATTTTTTCCCGCATGCGGTTGGGGTTGAGCACATAAACTCTCTTGCCGCTTTCCCGCACTCGCTGACAGAACGTCCAGTCCTCACCACGGAACTTGCCGTCCTTCACCTCACAGGCAAAGTACTGCCACACCATGCGTCCGTCATCATCGGCGTATGTTGGAACCGGGAGGTTCAGCACGGTGAACGGTATAGCCATGATGCCCGTGCCCGTCGCCAATACCTCGATGAGTTCATCACCGGAGTTAGGCAGCACGCCCAACCCGAGAGACGATTCAAGGCACAGCACGCCGGGGCGATTACGCACCGGGCACGGGAGACCAACCACGCATTGCTTCTTGCGTGCAAGCTCGACGATCTTCAACAGGTCGTGGGGATTCGCACCCATATCAGAATCAATGAACAGCAGCACGTCTGGCGCGATTGCATCGGTAAAACGCTTAGCACAGGTGTTCCGTGCATGGTCGATGTTCGAGTCACCGACCTCGAAGTGAAAAACGTGGGGTATCTTCTGACTGACCATAACTTGTGTCAGGCGGATCAGTGTGTCTAGAAAAACAGGTGATGCGCCCTGATAAATCGGGGAGGCGATAAAAATCACAGGTGACCGCTGAGACGTTTGGTTGCCGCTTCAATCTTTTTAATCGAGTGCTGCTGCTCACCAGTGACCACACAGTTCAAGCAGCAATACCAGCGGTGATGGTCTTTACCATCGTTCGGAGCGTCACCGCTCATGACCGCACGCCATTTGCTGACGATAGGCAGGGCGTCCTTTGTGTCTCCTGCGATGTCAATCATGTCTTTCTTGCTGCATTCTTGGTTGTCGCAGATAAACTCGATGTGATGTTTCTGAGCCATTACTGTTCCACCAGCGTTCCCAGAATTTCGTTTTCCTCGATCAGCAGGCGCATGGCGTAATCAATCTTGATTTCCACTCCCGCGTACCTGCCAAAAAGAACGCGGTCGCCCTTTTTGTATTCGTTGCCGGGGTGGGAAGCGATGACAATACCTTCCTGCGGTTTTTCCTTCGCGGTCTGCGGAATAAACAAGCCGCCGGGGGTGGTGTCAACTTCTTCCTTGCGTTCTACCAGCAGCCAATTCTTAGCGGCTTGGTACGTGAGTTTCTTTTCTTTCTTGGGCATTAGTGAATCTCCTGCCAGAGTTTTAACTTCATCTGACTTCTTTCTACAAAATCTTCTTGGTCTAGACCTCTGCCCTCACGCTCTTTGCGTGCAGGCTCCCTGAGGTGTGCAGTCCGGCTGCGTCCGAACTCACCAGCAGCAACCCGCATGTCAGTAACGCTCAGACTGGACTGACTGCCTTTAGACTCGCGTTCCGGTTCACACAGGCGCAAAGCGCTATGACGCGAAATCCAGTACACGGTGCCACCTTGCAGCATGAGACCAGCCTCGCGGGGCGACACTCTGCGGATGACCTTCTCGGGATGGACACAGGAGTAAACGGGAATACTATTACGGTGACGCGACATTATTCACTCCCATTCGGCTCAAGCCTGATGTACTCGTACTTCATAATTCGCTTTGTGGAAGGCATATATTCTTCCCACACTTGCATGCAGGGTTTGCACAAATCCAAACTCATTTCAATACTTGGGGCGTTCGAAGATTCGTCTCTCAACTCGGAAATTTGAATCCGCAGCTTGTCTGCGCAGGTACGGCACATTTTGGAAATCAGTAAATCGGTTTTCATTTTGGCTCCCAGAATTTGGAATAGTTTTCCATCCGCATGTACTCAGCTATAGAGTGAGCACTCAAGGTCTTGTACATAGCAGCGGTGCGTGTTTTACTTCCGGCTTCGCTGAAATACCACATGTGGTAGTACTCGCTAAACTTTTCGTAAAGCCAGATGGTGCCCAGGGCCAGCACGATACCAATTAAACTTGGGGTGATGTCGCTCATCACTTGCCGTCCTTGGGCGCAGCGTCCTTCTGATCGAGAATCTCGTAACCCAGCACTTTAGCGAGGCGAAAAAATGTCCGTTTTGAAAAGAGAACACGAAAATCTCGCATAATCCTTTTGCGTCGGTGATAACTGTTCGCCCAGCGTCCTTGCTCGTCAATCTTGCGGTACCCGAACTTGGGAACAGACGATTCCTCATCATGCTTGTTCACAAACTTGTATGTCATTGCTGAACCTCGTCGTAGCACTCGGCGCATATCCAAAAGGGACGGTAGCCCGATGAAGACGTAGTACCAGTTTCGACACACTCATCAGCAGGAACGTGGATGCGACGGGTTCCCACCAGACCACAGCCGTAGCATTGATCCCATGACGGAGCCTGCGGAGCGCGGAGACAGTTGGCACACACCTCGACTACTTCCGTTGGCACCCCATTAGTAACTGTATAGGTGATCATTACTTCACCCCTTTGCTCTGCGCTTTAGCGCGTTTATTGCGTTGCTGTCTGGTGAGGAGCTCATCCCTATAAACCTTGAATTGAACCTTGGGTTTACCCGCTTTGGTGAAAACTACCCGGTAGTGGATGCTATGCACCAGACCACAGTCGCAGCATTCAAACTTATAACTGCTGGGAGACATGACAGGCTGAATCCACTTCCCCGCCTTTTTTTTAGCGAAGGGCATTACTCCACCCCTTTGCTCTGCGCTTTAGCGACCATCTGACGCTCGATCTCGCTTGCGATTACTTCGTTGAGGCGGTCTGCCAGTTCACCTAATTGGAATGAGCATGTGTTAGCACGCTCTATACCAAGTAGAGTTCCACCCTCCGACCATGAGCGAAGGAGCTTAGCGGTAATGGTGACCGTGGGGGTGACGCGCTGCGACGTAGTCGGTTGCGCGTCTACTGGCTCCGCATCAATAGGTTTAAACTTCAAGGGTGTAGCAACACGAGCGAACTCATTCCATCTAGCTTCTGCTAGTGTGTTTTCAGTTTCAACGAAACGAAGATCAAGCTTACGCGCTGTGATGCGAGCATGCTCAAAAAAACTCTCTACTCCATCCCTCACCTGAGACTCAGCATGCACAGGGTCAAGCTCATACTTTCCGCAGCGGGTGCATTTAGTGAAATCACCGAGGCTCCCGAGACCCCGACCGAGACCCCGACCGAGACCCCCACCTACCACGGGAGCATTGAACTTGTGTACGGGATGCTCAGATATGCGAATCTTTGTGGTGATGTCGTCCATAACTGCTTGCAGGCGGTCTTCCAATGCTTTATAGCGCATGCTAATCTTTCCAAGCAGACCGAACTCTCGCCATTTGTGACCTTGCTCCAGCTTGGTGAGGCGCTCATAAATTCCTTCGAGGATCGTAATCAGTGCGAGAGTGCCTTTGTAACCTAGTTTGGATTCGAGAGCGTTAAATTGTTCTCTTAATTCTTGCCCCTTGCGAACTTCGTTCAGCAGCTCGGAGGATACTGGGATTGGGAGTAGGTCTAGGTACTCTTTCCTGAACCACTCCGTGCAGGTAGTGCATTCACAGCCGATGGTAGGAACTATGTGTTGCAGTGGGTTAGGCATTAGTACACCGCCAGAACGGACTGAAGGTGGGTCAGCAGAACATCTTTAGACTCTTGGGGCAGGTGGGTGAGCTTCTCGTGTAGAGCGGAAGCAAAACGGTAGGCGGTCTCTTGCGAGATAAGATCGTTGGCGGTTGGCTGCGTCACGTCATGGTGCATAGGGTTGAATAACCTCTTGGGCACACTTCGGCTCCGCTTAAGTCTGCTCGACCTGAAACTTGTTCTAGGGAGCCACGGGAGCATTTGGCAGAATCTCTGCGGTGTGCTTCTACTTAATACTCGATAAGCACAAAACTTTTTAGTTGTCAAGCTAGATGATGAGTTAGTTACTAGCGTGGCTAGGCAGCGTCCGCCGACCACCACCCGCCGGGGGTGAACCGCCCCTACCCCCGTACCTCCCGCAGTAAGAGACTCCTTTTCAACAACTTACGAGGCACCCCCGGTCTGACCGCTGGGGGAGTACGTCAAACCCAAACCCCAGATGACGCGCACAAGTGCTGTGGAATCAATAGGATGGCGCAAACATTAGCATAGGGAGGACACTCAGACTATAAGTCTGGCGTTCATGTATGAAAACAAAGGGGTTATACCGTTTCACTCCCGCACGCGAACGGGAGTTCGGGCTGCATCCCGGCTGCGAGGAGCCCAAAACGTGGGGTCGGGAGCTGTTTACTCGAAAAATGGGGGTCAATTTTTTGGACGGTTGCTTTTCTTGGGACAGTCCTGCATGCTGGAGCCGTAGCTCCCGCAGCCGTGCCCCGAACAGTCGGCGCTGCTCCGCCTTCATGAACTGATTGTTTTAGCCTCTGGACGCGGTCACTGGCTACACACTGCTTGTCTTGCATGCTCACTGTCTTGCACACTCCCTGTGTGGATTATTATAATTCGGAGCATGCGACATTACGAAATCTGTTGGATTGCTGAGGATGGGGTTTACGGTTGCGGGTGCGAACATCCGACCATTGAGGATGCGCTCATGCACATGGTGCTGGACTCAGGGAAAATGTAATACCGCTATTCGCAGTCATAACCGTCCTCATCCCCCT